TTGCCATTCTCGTCATTGTAAGCCAACGTAGAGCCTTCTTTTGTTGCCCATTGTCCTGCTCCGAATTTTAAAGTATTTGCCATATCTATATTATTGTATATTGTTGTCCGTTAGCCATATCTGAAAAGCTAGTCCAAGATGTTAGTTGTTCTAGTTCTGTATCGGTTAATGCTGAATCAAAGTATTGTATTTGTTTAGTGTTTCCGTAGAAAGGAACTGCTCCACTTCCTCCATCAAATTTTAAATTATTTAAGTTAATTGGTGTTATTCCGCTTAAATCTACATCTATTTTCAAACCATTTATCCATAAGGCAAAATCATTTTCTTTATATTTTAATACTATCTTGTTAAAATTAGTTACAGCTGGAACGTATGCGACTTTTGTGTATGCTCCAGTTGCTTGAGATGCAATATCTATTAAAATTGAATTAGAAAGACTATAATACCCTAGTATAATTCTATTGTTTCCAGTTCCGTCATCAATAGTAATTCTTCTATTTGTTGAATCATTATCCAAAGCACTAACCTCCGCAAACAAAACACCTTCTGAATCATTAAACGTAGCTGCATCTCCAGAACCAGTAGCAGTTTCAGCTTGACGAGTAATACCAGCAGAAGTTCCGAAGTTAGGTATGTAAGATGTTAGATAAGAACCTTGTTCTAATTGTGCTCCGTAGATGTAAACACCACTTGTACCATCTCCTTGATAGCTATCAGAATTATTGCCATTAGCTAAATATATTCTAAAATTAGCACCAGAAGTTGTAGAATTATAAGTAAATGAAACTCTTTTCCATCCATTGCCAAAATCCTCTATTTTTTTACTATTATTGACTAAATTAGTAGCTCCAGTAGTGTTGTCTTTTATATTAAAGTAAGCAAAAGCATTAATACCAAATTCCCTAACTCTAATCCATTCTACTGAATTATCATATTTAAAAAACATACTAAAAGAATGACTTACTCCATTTGTTATTGATATCCCTTGAGTATCTACTCTATGGTTTCCATTACTCGTATCCTCAACCAATTTAAAAGCACTTAAATCTCCTTTTGGCGATACAAAACCACTTGTTACACTTGAACCATTTTTTGTCCAATAACTTTGACTAAAATCCTCTGAATATTGTATCTTCTGCAATCTCTCTGGTTCTAAAATATGATGTGGACATCCTTTTACAACACCATCAATCATTGGATAGTTTAATCTTGATTGTCCGTTTGCAACTTCTTCTATTAGTCCTTGTGAGTTTATTCTTGTTGCTGACCCACTACGAGTAAAGTCAAAATCTCCTACACCACTTGAAGGTAGTACAGAAAACAACTTGCTTCCTTGTGAGGCTGGTATTAATGCTAATTTTGGTTTTGCCATTTGTTTTAGTTTTGTATGTCTTGTATTCCTATTCTATGTATTGAATCTGCTAAACACTTAACTGCTTCAACTTCTTGTCTGTCATTCATATTAAACTGACCTTGTATCATTTCAGTTGATGTTCCAATAGAAGATGCAGTATCTATTGTGTTACCCCACCAAGAACTATCGTATATTTCGTTTGCCATTATCTTTTTCTTTTTTTGTTAAGTATTTCTTTAGCTTTACAATATTATGTTTCTTTGGTTTATATCTACCCATTACAATACCCAATTACTTGAATTTACATCTTTGTCTGGATATACATCAGAATCTGTATTACTTGTGTATTCTGGAAATAAAGTACTATTAAAACAAATGTAATCTACAAATCTTCTTGTGTAATACTCTGCAAAATCTCTTTGTTTTTGTACTAAAAAATCAACTTCATCTTTTGTTGCACTTTCAGAATTTTCTGATGTGTGTTTAAATACACCACCATTCTTTACTTGATATGCTGCAAATGGTAAATAATCAACCATAGCATAATGAATCAACATAGGTTGTATGTAATCTGTAACTAAAGATAAATAATTACCAGTTAAACTATCTGCAATTATATCTGCTGATATTTTATCATACAACTTACTTCCTAAATAGTTTTGTATGTGTATTTCTTGTGCTATCTTAATAAATTGTATGAATTTATCTGTATCAACGTTACCATCAACAATACTATTCTTTACTAAATCTGTTCTACTTATGAATAATGCAGTTGCCATTTATTATCTCTTTTTATTTACAAATCCGTTATTTGGCATATCCGTTGGTCTTTTTGCAACTTCTTTAGCATTTACCTCTGGTTTAAAACCCTCTTTTTTAGCTTTATTTACACTTACTTCTGCATTTGGATTACCAACATCTGGTTTTGTTTTAGCAGTTTTTGCTTTGTAAGTCTTTCTCATCCAAAAATGATGACAATCTCCACCACCTTTATAAAGCCATATATCATAAGTATCAGCACCATTTAATCCCCAACCAGCATTAACTGCTCTTTGGCTCATTTGCTGAATATCTTCTTTTCTGTATATCTTTTTTGCTGCAACCATTTTTGAACAAAACTCTCTACTATTATTACTTGTTCTTAAAGGTGCATATTGATATCTTACTTTAAATTGTACTCCTTCTTCATTTTCTCCATCTTGTTCACTTTTTGCATTTGGTCTAGCAGTTCCAGTTGTTGCTAAATTCCAAACTTTTGACAATACAGATAATTTAGGATTGTTTAATTTATTTAATTCTTCGTCTAATTCATCTTCGGCATCATAATCAACTTTTCTTTCATCAATCAATTCCCAGTTTTCTAAATCTTCATCTTCTCCAAATTCTTCTAAATCAGAAAATACCTTTGACATCTTAACACCAGTTTCTTCTTCTCTTGTTTCTTCGTCTTTTACATTATCTAAATCCAAAAACTGTAATGGTTGTAACGTCTTAAAGTATAGATTTAAGGCAATATCATTAAAAGCAAGTATTTTATCAAACGCATCAGTTAAAAGTTCTTGAAAAGGCACTATAACTGTGTTATGCATTAAGATAGATGCAGTTTTTAACTCATCTGCATTATTACCAAGTCCACTTGAATCTTTTATACCTAATAACATAGGAGATACAATTCTGTGAGATACCATTATCTTCTTTTGTGATTCGTCACTTAAAAATTGGTATTGGTTATGTGCATCACTTAATTGTACTGGTGTTATATCAGCTTGTGATTCTTTATCATCGTTAAAAGCAAGTATAAATTTACCAGCATTTGAACTACCTTGAAATTTAGCTTGTATCTTACTTTCTATTAATGATTGTTTTTCTTCGTCTGGTACTCCGTTGTTAAAGTTGATTAACATTGATGGAGCAAGACCATTCATTATATTGTTTAAATGATAGTTAGATATTTCTTCTTCTAACTCTGCATATTGTAAACCACCTTGATAATCTGGTGTACTATAATAATACATACCAGCAACATAAGGTTTAACATATAATATCTCAATTGGTTGAGGTGTATTTGAAACACCAAAAGCTGGTATTCTTAATGGTCTATCACTTGGCTTTATATTTGCCCAGTCTGGATGATAGTAATACGCTTGTACTTGTTTATCTCCTTCTCCACATTTCTCTGCTCTTAAAGTTTCTATTGGCAAGTGTTCTACTTTAGCAATAGATTTTTTATCTTTTGAGTAAATTACTTGTATTGCACATTGTCCAGTTAGTTTTAAATCGTATGATAATTGCCTAACAACATCTTTTTTAAATAAAGATATCATTCTTGCATAACTCTCTGGTTTCTTTGCACTATCAGTTGCATCTAAACCTTTTCCATATATCATTTGAGATATACCATTTACACAAGCATTATTTGTAGCACTCCCGTTAAATCTGTCTATTAAAAACTGAAAGTAATTATTGTCTGCTCCAAATTCAACCCATTCTTTTGATTTAGATTCTACAATTTGTGGAGATGTGTAAGTAGATAAATTTACAAAACTAACTTTAGAATTGTTTTTCTTTGCCACTTTTGGCTTTCTGTATTTATTTATGTGTTTACTCATAATATTATAAAGTCATTGTTACCACTCTTTTGTTTGTACACATCTTTATTTACTGTATAGTGTTCGTTATTAGATTGGTTTGTTGATTGTGCAGTACAAAATATTTTATCTCTGTAAATAATATCTGCTTCTGTTATTGAGCCTTGACCATTATAAACTTTTAAATCATAAAACCTACCCTCAATTAATGTATAGACATTTGACAACTCAACATAATTTTTATTGATTATAGCAGTTGGTAAAATTGTCACTTCATTGTTTGTACTATCATCTCTTAACTTTATTGTAACACTTGTTGAATATACTCTTGGTATAATCTTTATTGTTTGTGCATC